ATTAGCAGTGCTATATATTTTATCGGCGATGTTATTAAACTGGCAAAAGCAACAACTTGGTTTATTGACAGTCATGGACAGGTATTTCAGCACAAAAAATCTACGCGCGCCAAACTGCAAACACACAGGCTAAAACAAGTTTTACCTGCTAGTGGGCTAGGGTGTGTTTTAGAGGTTGAGGGTCTGGTTGAGCGCTTTAAAAGTTTGCAAGTACCCAAACCTGAAGAACAATATTGTGGAATACTTACCTACGGTCACAGCAATTTACTATACGGCTACTATACAGAACCTATAAAAACAACTTGGAGAATGGTGTAATGGCAAAAGCTATTATATCTAATAGAATATACATAGATAATCCTGGCATACTACATACTAAACACGTAATAAATCAGCTTACCTACAAAATACATAAGAATACAGGATCAAAGAAGTTTACTAGTGTAGAAACTATTAGAAATTACAGATCACTAACTAGCGGTATTATCAGCATGCCACAAGGTAGGTTTGATCTTATACCTGAAGGTTATGAGATAATAGATAAACGGGTGCTAGTACCGGTACCATTTCCAACTCCTAAGTATGAATTGCGTGAAGATCAATTAGCAGTTTACGATCAAGTAGAGGATACTTGTTTTATCAATGCCTTAGTAGGTTGGGGCAAGACCTTTACAGCACTACATATTGCCAGAAAGTTTGGTCAAAAAACACTGGTAGTAACACATACTACTTCACTACGCGATCAGTGGCGTGATGAGATTGAAGCACTATTTGGCATGCAATGTGGTATTATAGGCAGTGGTCAGTTTGACATAGAAGACCATGCTATTGTAGTAGGAAATGTACAAAGTATAGTAAAACACTTAGATAAACTACAAAAAGAATTTGGTACAGTAATCCTAGATGAGGCACATCACTGTCCAGCTACTACATTTAGCGAAACAGTAGATACTTTTCATGCTAGATATAGGATTGCGCTTAGCGGTACTATGACACGCAAAGATGGTAAACACGTAATGTTTCAAGATTACTTTGGTACTACTGTTTACCGACCACCACAAAGTAATACTATTAATCCAGTAGTACATATAGTTAAAAGTAATATAGTATTAAAACCAAATGTACCTTGGGTAGAGAAGATAAATGAGCTAACACAAGACGATGATTACAGACGTTATATTAGTGCATTAGCTAGTTATCATATAAACAATGGGCATAGTGTACTTGTAATTGCAGATAGAGTAGAATTCTTAGAAAAGGTCAAAGAATATGTTGGAGAAACGTGTTTGTTGGTTACTGGCGACACCAGCTATGAAGAAAGGCAATATGCAAAAGAACAATTACTCAGTAAAGCAAAAATGTGCGTTGCTGGTAGCAGGCAAATCTTTAGCGAAGGTATCTCCATCAACATACTCAGTTGCGTCATCTTAGCAGTACCTATGAGTAATGATAGTTTACTAGAACAAATTGTTGGTAGAATAATGCGACCACATCCAGGTAAACTAGATCCTATAGTAGTAGACATTCAATTTAGTGGCTGGGCAGATCGCAAGCAGAATACAGATAGATTAGGCCTTTATATGAAAAAAGGTTGGGAAACCAAACTGGTTTAAAAAATTTAACTTGTTATAGCTAGCTGTTTGTGCTATAATATTATATTGAGTAGAAATATGGTCTTACGATTTAACCTTGAAAAATTGCAGCAAAAATCAAAACAACACTGGGACTTGCTAGATATACTACGAGACTATCGCGGTGGTCGTTGGGTTAAGCTCAACAATGCTAAAATAACCAGTGAAATGTTTAGTGGACCTAGTTTCTTGCTCAAACCAGATCAGTTGCTAGATGATACTAGAACTGATAGATTATTTATAATTCAATACGTTAAACTAGCGGGTCGTAGAAATTGGCAATTTTACCAAGACCTAGGTTATAAATTCTTAGATTTAACCTACTATCCAGACATAGAAATCAGCTTATTAAAATATAATCCGCTACTAGAAATAAAAAACAAACGAATATACTTCAAATACGAGGAATAAAAAATGGCACTTAGCTTTAAACAAACAAAAGGTAAAGCTGTAACAAACAAAGTAGAAACTTACGAATACAAAGATGGCGAAAATACAGTTAGGTTAATTGGCGGAGTTTTGCCACGTTATATTTACTGGATTAAGGGCACTAACAACAAGGATATTCCTGTTGAGTGCTTGGCATTTAGCCGCGAAAAAGAGAAGTTTGACAACATGGAAAAAGATCATGTGCCTGACTTCTATCCTGAACTTAAGTGCAGCTGGAGTTATTCGATCAATTGTATCGACCCTAAAGATGGTAAAGTTAAGGCTCTGAATCTTAAAAAGAAATTGTTTGAGCAGATTCTTACCGCGGCAGAAGATTTAGGCGATCCTACTGATTACGATACTGGTTGGGACGTTGTATTCAAGCGTACCAAAACTGGGCCACTAGCATTTAATGTTGAATATACGCTTCAAGTATTACGTTGCAAGCCTCGCGCACTTACAGCAGATGAAAAAGCAGCAGCAGACAGTGCTGTTTCAATTGATGAAAAATTCCCAAGACCCAAAGCTGAAGAAGTCTTAGCACTGCTAGAAAAAGTAAATAGCGGTGGCGAAGATGAAGGTACAGAAAGCGAACAAGAAGCTGTTAAAGAACTAGGATAATGCAAAAGCCCAGTGATCTTGGTTACTGGGCTTTTTTGCCTAAAAAAGGTTATAAATGAAATTACTATTTACAGCAGACTTACATATAAAATTAGGGCAGAAAAACGTACCACAAGATTGGGCTAGAAACAGATATAACCTACTATGGCAACAATTAGCAGCAGAACAAACTAAAGCTGATGTATTTGTTATAGGTGGTGACGTATTTGACAAATTACCTAGCATGGAGGAGTTGGAAGTATACTTTGATTTAATTAGTAGTTGCAATATTCCTACTATTATCTATAGTGGTAATCACGAAGCAGTTAAAAAATCTACTACATTTATGACTAATTTGGCTAAAGCCACTAATCGTATGAATCGTAAGGTTATAGTCATAGATGATTACTACAGTGACTACGGTGTTGAGTTTGTTCCCTACAACAAACTAAAGGATTTTGAGCATCATAACCCTTGGCCGGAAGGTGGTAGTATATTGTGTACACATGTTCGTGGAGCTATTCCACCACATGTAACACCTGAAGTAGATTTAAATATTTTTAACAGCTGGGACGTTGTCTTAGCTGGAGATTTACATAGTTATGAAAATTGTCAACTTAATATTCTTTATCCCGGTAGCCCTGTTACTACTAGTTTTCATCGCCAACCAGTTGACACTGGTGTTATCTTAATTGATACTGAAACACTACAACACAGCTGGATAAAACTAGAACTACCGCAACTTATACGTTTAACAGTAGGAGTAAACGACCCTAAACCGCCAACACCGTATCATCATACAATTTATCAAGTTGAGGGTGACATGCAGGAGTTGGGCGAACTAGAGGATAATGAACTAATTGACCGTAAAGTTATCAAACGCAATATAGATGTACAATTAATGCTTGATAATGAAATGACACTGGTAGAAGAAGTTAAAGAATATTTAACCTATGTGCTACAATTGGGTAGTGAAACAGTTGAACAAACTGTACTTGAACTGCAAGCACACCTAGCAAAGATTGAAAACGATGAATGAACATCACAATATGATTTATGTAGCTAAAATTATTAGTGAACGTAAGCACGGCACACAAGAGTTGTGGCAAAGTGAACTAGTTAATGCTAAAGATTGTGTGCTGTTAATGGAACAATTGGGATTTTTAAACAAGCGAAAGTTTTGGGGCAATGATAACAATCAAAGAATTACGATGGAGTAATCTTTTTAGTTATGGTGCTAATAACAAGATAAACTTTATTCATGCTCCACTTACGCAACTAGTAGGTAGAAACGGGCATGGTAAGAGTAGTATAGCACTCATACTAGAAGAAGCACTCTATAACAAAAATAGCAAAGGCATTAAAAAAGCCGATATATTAAACCGTCACGTTAAAGATAAAACTTATACTATTGAACTAGATTTTAGTCGTGATGAAAACGACTATACAGTAAAAACAGTTCGTGGTACACAGCAAATTGTAAAATTGCTAAAAAACGGAAAAGATATTAGCGGACATACTGCTACTACTACCTATAAGATGATTGAAGATATTATAGGCATTGATCATAAAAGTTTTGCACAAATTGTTTATCAAAGTAATGCTAATAGCCTGGAGTTCTTAACCAGTGCAGATACGGCTCGTAAAAAGTTTTTAATAGAAATACTTAACTTAGGTAAGTATACTAAGGCTAGTGAAATATTCAAAGAACTAGCTACAGAACTTAAACAAGAAATGAGTGGTATACAAGGAAAAGTTACTACAATACAGGCTTGGTTAGACAAATATGCAAATAGCAATCTTAGCTATAAGCAAGAGATTGCTGTACCAGTACTAGATCAACAACTAGAGCCACAACTAGTAGAAGTACAGGCTCAAATTAGTAATATTGATAAACTGAATAGGCAAATTAATCAAAATAATACCTATAAAAAACAACTAAATGCTATACCACTGCTAGAAACTCCTGCAGCACCTGACGTAAAACGTATGCAGACTATGGAAACAGAGTATACTAATCACCTACGTACTGTACGTGACGGTGAAGCATTTATACAAAAACTAAATAAATTAAGTGGTGTATGTCCAACTTGCTTTAGTTTAATAAACGAAGCCAAGGTTAACGAACTGATTGCTGAGCGAACTAGTGAAATTGAAGAAGCTAGAGCCAGCGGAGTAGTTTGTGCTGTAGTTATAGAAGATATAAAGCAGCAAAAGCAACAATACGATACCAGCGTAGCCAAACAAGCTGAGTGGGAGAAATTACACTTATTAATAGATAAAAGTCTGCCGCAACAAGTATTGGATAAAAACGACTTACAGCGTGAATATGATAGAATAAATCTATTAATTACAAAAACTCGTGAAGAGATACAGCGTTGTGAGCAGCATAATAGTAATGCTAAAGCACATAATACTAAGGTAGATACTATCAAGCAGCAATTGGGCGAAATGAGTGCAGAACTAAAAGAGTATGTAGATCAGCTAACGGTAATAAATGAACGAATTAATATTGTTAGCATACTTAATAAAACTTTTAGTACAACTGGACTAGTAGCCTACAAAATAGAGTGTTTAGTTAAGGATTTAGAAGAAATTACCAATCAATATTTAGTAGAATTAAGCGATGGTAGATTTCAGATTAGTTTTAAGGTAAACAGTAGCGATAAACTAAATGTTGTTATTAGCGATAATGGTCGAGACATTGATATGAGTGCACTTAGTGGTGGCGAAAAAGCTAGAGTTAATGTAGCTACACTACTAGCCATTAGAAAACTAATGCAAACACTTAGTAGTAGTCGAATAAATTTATTAATCTTAGACGAAACTGTAGAAGCACTTGATGTAGATGGTAAAGATAAGCTAGTAGAAGTACTACTAAAAGAAGAACACCTAAACACCTTTTTAGTTAGCCACGGTTTTAGTCATCCACTACTAGAGAAAGTAAATGTTATTAAACGTAATAACATATCTCGCATTGAGGCATGAAATGAGCAGAAAGCACTATGAAAAAATTATGAGCAAGCGAGGTAAAAATATACAACGTGTAGTTGATCGACTAGAACAGCTAGATCTTGACGATCAAAAACCTAAATTGCTATATACAGACGAACATGGTAAAATTGACTGGGATAGACTAGCTAAACACATACGTGAGGCTACCAGTGGTAGATAGTCGTCAAAAAGGTGCACGTACTGAAACACTGGCACGTGATATGCTGCGTAAGCATACTGGCTTAAATTGGGAGCGAGTACCTGGAAGTGGGGCACTTGATCCTAAACATCAACTTAAGGGCGATCTTTACATACCAGGAGAAAACAACAGGTTTTGTGTGGAAGTAAAAGGTTATGCAGAAGATCATATTAATAGTGGTTTACTAACGCATAAAACTCCTCAACTAATAGAGTGGTGGCAACAAACAGATCGTCAAGCACGTCAAGTAGATAAATTACCACTACTTATATTTAAATATGATCGCAGCAAACTATTTGTAGCAACAGTAGCTTATGATCTTGATATGTTAGAGAATCGCTGGCTGCTATACAGTAACGGCGGTGATTACGAGTTTTATATAATGCTACTAGAAGATTGGCTTAACGGACCCACAGTTAAATTTATAGCTTGACAAGCCCTATCAACAGTGATATAATAATAGATTACACTCTAAAAATACCATGAAAACCTTTAAACAAATAGAACAGAATCAAAACGCACTGATGGTAGTAGATGCACTTAATCTTGCTTTTCGCTATAAACATAGTGGCGCTAGAAACTTTGCTGAGGATTACTTACGCACAGTTCAAAGCCTTAGCAAAAGCTATAAAGCGCGTTGGACAATTATTGCCGCAGATCAAGGATCAAGTAGCTATCGCAAAGAAATCTATCCACTTTACAAACAAAATCGCAAAGATAAATATGAACAACAAACTGAAGCTGAACGTGCTGAGTTTGAACTATTCTTTGAAGATTTTACAGCTACGCTAGAACTATTAGCTGAACATTATCCAGTATTACGCTATCAAGGCGTAGAAGCAGATGATATTGCCGCATATATAGTCAGTAAAAAAGTTAAGCTGGGCATACCAGAAATCTGGCTAATGAGCAGTGACAAAGACTGGGACTTACTAATACAACCAGGTGTAAGTCGCTTTAGCTATGTTACACGAAAAGAGACTACTTATGAAAACTGGAATGATCATTATAGTTTTGAACCCACAGATTATATTCATGTTAAGTGTCTTATGGGCGATAGTGGCGATAATGTGCCTGGTGTGCCTGGCGTTGGACCTAAACGTGCTCAGCAACTTGTTGAAGAGTATGGTACTACCTGGGATATTATTAATAGTATTCCTTTACCTGGTAAGTACAAATACATTCAGGCCATTAATGAAAGTCGTGAACAGCTGGAAACAAACTATAAACTCATGGATTTACAAACTTACTGCAAAGATGCGCTAGGTGTGGAAAATTGTAAAAATATTGATGAAATACTAGGACTAACATTAAAGTGAAATACAGTACGCAATTCTTAAATATTAATACTAGCTACGATCACAGTCGTGATCTAGCCGTAAAGCAAGTGGTAGAGTGCAGAGTAGATAACGCAGCCTACTTACCTAAACGCGCTAATGCTACAGATGCAGGTGCAGATCTACGCAGCACTGAAAAGTGTGAACTCTATCCTGGCGAAACAAAACTCTTAGATACTGGTGTAGCCATAAAAATTCCGCAGGGCTACGGTGGCTTTGTGTTTAACAGATCGGGACAAGGGTCAAAAGGAATTATGCTGCTTAATGGCGTAGGCGTTATTGACAGTGATTATCGTGGAAATATAAAAATTCCGCTAAAAAATATTAGTGACAACAGATATACAATAGAGGTTGGAGATAGAATTGCACAGCTGGTTATTATGCCAGTTATCTTATGTGATTTTGTTGACAGCTGGAACGATACAGAACGAGGTACTGGAGGATTTGGCAGTACAGGAAAATAGGAGCAATTATGCAACCAAGCACACGCGCACAAGTAATTACGCGTCGAACTTATAACAGACCCA